CAGCAACATTGAGTCATATTTGTGAACCATACGGTAACACAATAGTAATTGTACCTAACAAAAGTCTTGTTACACAAACTGAAGAAGATTATGTAAATGTAGGACTTGACGTTGGTGTATACTTTGGTGATAGAAAAGAACTAGGACACAAGCACACTATTGTTACTTGGCAAAGCCTTAATGTGCTAGACAAGAAATCAAAGAACCACGAAGCCGCACATACACTAACAGAGTTTTTACAAGATGTACGCACAGTAATTGTTGACGAAGTACACCAAGCAAAAGCAGATGTACTTAAGAACTTGCTTACACAAAACTTTGCACATGTTCCTATTCGTTGGGGACTAACAGGTACTATTCCAAAAGAACAGTTTGAATTCCAAGGCATCAAAGCAGGACTAGGCGAAGTTATTAATCATATTAGTGCAAGTGATTTGCAACAAAGGGGTGTGCTTGCAAACTGTCATGTTAATATTGTACAAACAGATGACGTACAAGAATTTTCAAACTATCAAGAAGAACTAAAGTATTTGGTTACAAGTGAACATAGAATAGATTGGTTAGGTAAACTTGTAGACAAAATTAAAGACTCCGGTAATACACTAATACTAGTTGATCGTATATCAGCAGGTAAAATGCTTGAAGAGCGACTAGAAGGTTCCGTGTTTGTGTCAGGAGAAACTAAAGGAACCGACAGAAAAGAACACTATGATTCAATTAAAGACAGTACTAATAAGATTATTATCGCTACCTATGGTGTTGCCGCTGTGGGTATTAATATCCCTAGGATTTTTAATTTGGTACTTATTGAACCCGGCAAAAGTTTTGTACGTGTTATCCAAAGCATTGGACGCGGTATAAGAAAAGCAGAAGATAAGGATTTCGTGCAGATTTGGGATATTACAAGTAGGTGTAAGTTTGCAAAACGACATCTAACACAACGTAAAAAATATTACAAGGAAGCGAACTATCCTTTCACAATAGAAAAGATAGCAATCGATTAGGAGAAAACATGCAGATACTAACACTCGAAAATGAACATTTTGATTTAAACACACTACCAAAAGAAATAGATAAAGATATACGTTACAGTGTACTAGATAATTCAGATCCTAAAGATCCTGATTACTTTTTTGTTCCTTTAATCTATCTAGAAAGTTTTTCATCGCCTGCTGTGGTGTTACAAATAGGACCACATCAAGTTCAAATGCCACTAGAATGGAGCATGGTAGTTGGAAATAGTGAAGTAGGAGATCTAGAAGTACTACCTTTAACAAGTTTAAATGATAGAGGCTTTGAAGCGTTTTTGTTTAATCCGCTATCAAGTAACAGACCAGAATTTCTTCCTGTTGATGTAATCAATGTATATCAAGATGTAAAATTTTATTTTCCTAAACTAAAGAATGGACAACTACTAACAACGCCTATAAGAAAAGGTAAAGAACCACCGTGTGCATTTTTTGTTAAAGAAGTAAGTAGACAAAGCGAAACAATTGATTTTAGTTTAGTGTGGTAATTAATGAAAGATAAATTTAACAACGTGTGTATTGTAGGAGGCGGAACAGCAGGTTGGCTGTGTGCCGCATTTCTTAAGAAGCATACCAAAAGCAATGTTACATTAATCGAATCTAACAAGGTTCCGACTATTGGCGTTGGTGAAAGTGTGCCGCCACATGTAATGGAGTTTATCAAAAGATTAGATATTGATATTTTTGAATTTTTACGTGAAACAGGAGCAGTAATTAAGTACAGTAATTGTTTTAGAAACTGGAATAAACTTAACGACGAATATCATTTTGGATTCACTCAAACACTAAAAGAATCGAGTTTTTTAAATAGTGCTACACAACCTGCACAACGTTATAGTGACTTTACACAACAATGGGAAGAGCCTAGATTAATTGATTACTTTAGTGAGTTTGTTCGTAAAGGTGTATATAAGCCAGAAGATTTTGTTAATAGATTTTGTGAAAGTTATTATTATATAAAAAATAATAAGTCTTCATTTTATACATATCCATACAAAGGAAAAGATCTATGGTACAACAGACTTGCTGATTTTAGCACGTTTGCATTCCACGTTGATGCAGAAAAAACGGGAAAATGGATTAGTACAAAATTTTCAATAGACAATCATATTATCGATCATATCACTGATGTTATTATAGATAACGGTTACATAAAAGAATTAAAGACAGCAAGTGGTAGCAGTATTGAAGCAGATCTATTTGTAGATTGTTCAGGCTTGAGTAGAGTTTTAATAGGCAAATTAGGAAAGTGGAAAGATTTTGATCTAGCACCATGCAAACAAAGTTGGGTAGCACCTTACTCATACAAAGATGCTGAAAAAGAATGTGTTAACTATACACAAAGCACAGCAAGAGATAATGGTTGGACTTTTGAAATTAGCCTGTATGATAGAATGGGTAGTGGGTATGTTTTTAGTGATAAATTTATTACAAAAGAACAAGCATTGAAAGAATTTCTAAGTTATATTCCGCAAGACAGATTACTTGCTGAACCAAGATATCTTGAATGGCAACCAGGTACATATGAAAAAACTTTTATCAATAATATGTGTGCTATTGGCCTTGCTGGAGGATTTATAGAACCGTTAGAAGCAAATAATTTATACTTTGTAGTAAGCGGAATACTAGAACTAGCACAAGTTGTAAACGGTGTAGACTCAGTTGATTTCTACAATGAAGTTTATGATTACGCTATTCACGATTGTTACGAATTTATTCATACACACTATAATTTAACAAACAGAAACGATACAGAATTCTGGCGATGGCAGAATAGTGTTGGAAAAGAACACAACACTAAAGAAATAGTTTTTAGACGTATCAATCAAATACATAATAACTATAAAGATGCATTTAATGGATTTACAGAATTTCCAGAGTATATGTGGTACAAACTAGGAATATACTTTGGGTTAGATGTAACAAAACATTCAAGAAACGTAAAATCAAATCTTATGAATATTGCGTTTCTAATGTTTGAAAGCATAAAAGAACGTGGCGAAGTAGGAGCCAATATGTCACAAAATTATCGAAGTTGGCTCGACAAAGTAAACAAGGAGTAAGAAAGGATATGACTATGAAAGCAGGAAAAATTTGGGGACAGACCGAACTTATCCACGCAAACGGTGTACTGGAATTTCATCGTATAGAATTTAAAAAAGGATTTAAATGTTCAGAACATGAACACCGTTACAAATGGAATGGCTTCTTTGTGGAGTCAGGAAAGATGATTGTACGTGTATGGCAAGATGCTGATCAAGAAGGATTAGTAGATGAAACTATTCTAGGTCCGGGCGAATTTACACAAGTTAAGCCAGGAAAGATTCATCAGTTTGAAGGTGTAGAAGATGGTGTAGCATTTGAACTGTATTGGGCAGAATTTAATCACGATGATATTGTCCGTCGAACAGTAGGAACTAAGGTAAAAAAATAAATGTTAACAACATTAGGAAATTGGACTGTATTGAATAATGACGTAAGTATACATACTGTATATAAGAGACATCGAGACTTATCTTTGTATTCTAAAGACGATATATCTAGTGCATTAAAATTTGTGAAAAACTTTCGAACAGCAATTGATATCGGTGCTCATGTCGGAATTGTTAGTTATTCTTTAAGTAAAGAATTTCAAGAAGTTCATAGTTTTGAAATTAATGACGCAGTATACGAGTGTTTAAAGATTAATAGAGACAACTTATTTCCTAGTAATGTTACAATTTATAACAATGGTATAGGTGATAAAGAATCTAATGTTGATTTAAACATTAGTGATAAATTGTTTAGCACTCATGTTAAACCTAATAGTACAGGCAAATATAAAATAATTCCGTTAGATCAATATAATTTTGAAAACGTAGATTTTATAAAGATAGATGCTGAAGGATTTGAATCTTTAATTGCACAAGGAGCCTTAGAAACTATTAAAAATAATAAACCAGTTATCTTATTTGAAAGAAAGCAACACGCCGAACGTTACGGGTTTAGCCGAGACAGTATTGTAGAAATATTAAAACCTTATGGTTATGAGATGCTGAATCATAAAAAACACGGATTTACGTTTAAAAAGTCAAATGGGATATTAGTAGCAAGATGATATTTAAAACTAACACAGTTGACATTGAATTTTGGAGTACGTTACCAGGTTTAGAAAAAATAGAACCGGTAAAACGTGCAACAGAATTTATTCCTGAGTGGTTTAAAAACATGCCCGCCTTTACAGGCATGGCCGAACCAAAATTAGAAGATAAAGGCACAGTAAAAAGATGCCCAGGTATAATTGATTTATTTAAAGATGCATTTGTAATTCCACTATGGTGTGATTTAGAACTAGACATAGAGTCTGAGAAAAACTTCAGATTTAGGCCTAGCAACGATAAATGTGTGTTCCAAGTTCATCCTAATTCACAATTCTTAGATCATGTTCAAACAGATTATACTTTAATTTTTAAACCAATTAGTCCTTGGCATATTAGGACACCAAAGGGATACAGTGTAATTCAGTTGCCTATGTATTATCATTTTAATGATCAGTTTGACGTGTTACCTGGAACTATATGGACTGACATGCATCATGAAGTCAATCCGCAAATGGGAATAAAAAAGAAGGGACGTTATACAATTACAAAAGGAACACCTCTTGCTATGTACATACCTTTCAAACGGGAAAGCACAAATCTTAAAATGAGCGAGTACACCGAAGAATATCAAAAAGCAGATGCTGTAAACACTACATGGATGATGTCAAAATTTGTAGGTGCTTATAGAATGTGGCAAAACAAATTTAAAGATGGTTAAGATATACGAATCACCCGACGGAGGAGAAACTGTATACGAACGAGATACAGAAACAGGCGAACGAATATGTATAGAAAAGCCTGTACATCCTGATTGGTATATTGATCCTTATGATTTTGATTTGATAAATGAAATGGCAAAAGATGGGAATAAAACCTTGCAAAATTTACTAAAAGAAGTTAAACTAGTATTTGAGTTGAGTTACAAAGATGACTAGAAAGTTAAAAAATGGAACTGAAGTGGAAGAACTAGATACACCTGTAGCATTAGAAGTATATACAAAATGTCCTGGTAAGTGGAAGTTGATCGATATGGAAACAGGTGAAGAGTATATAGGACAAGATCCTGATAAAGATAAAGTTCAACCACAATACTGGAAAAGGGTAAACTGATGGCAGAGAAGAAAAAGTTTTTAGATCTAAAAGCAATGCTCAGTGCTGTTGATAAACGAAATAAAAATTGGTATAACAATCTTAGTGACGAAGATAAAAAATTATTTGCTCCGTTTATTGCTATGCGTTACGTTAGCAATGTAAAAGCAGATACATTCTTTCAAGAACACTACTTAGAAATGTGTAATGAATTCGTAAACAAGCATCACTGGACACTAAGTAAAAATCATAAAGGCTTGCTGTGGAAACTTATGGCAATGTGTGGTGCTTATGAAAACTTTTTTCATCAGTATCTTGCGGCTCCTAAGAAACAAACAAAAAACAAGTTTACACAAACACTACTAGATAAAAACCCAAATATGAAGTTTGAAGATGCAGAACTATTATCAAGTATTATGTCAAAGAAAGAACAAAGCGAATATATTAAAGACCATGATCCAAACTCTTGAACAACCATTTAATTGTGTACACTGCGGTAAAGCGTTTCAAAAAGAGAAAACGCTTATGGCTCATATGTGTGAACCAAAACGCAGGTATCTACAAAAAGACGAAAAGCGTGTTCAAGTAGGATTGTTAGCCTTTAATAAATTTTATACAGTAGTACAACGTAGTAAACCTAAAACATATGCAGAGTTTTGTAAAAGCAGTTATTACAATGCATTTGTAAAGTTTGGCAGTTTTGTTTCAAACATCAATCCAATATATCCAGAAAAATTTATTGACTTTGTAATCAAGTCAAATGTTAAACTAGATCACTGGTGTCGTGACGAACTGTACGATACTTACATGTTTGAAATGCTAAAAGTTGAACCTACAGAGGCCGCACTAGAACGTAGTGTTAAAACTATGCTCGAGTGGGCTGACAAACAAGAAGCACAATACAATGACTACTTTAGATATTGTAATCTAAATAGAGCAGTTAATGATATTAGAAATGGACTAATTAGTCCTTGGTTATTACTGAATTCCAAAACAGGCAAAACAATGTTGAGTAACTTTAATGATGAACAATTATTAATAGTTGAACCTGTTTTAGATATTCCATATTGGAATCGAACATTTAAGGCAAAGCCTGCAGATGTTGAATTAACAAAAGAAATAATCAAGGAGGCACACATTGACTGAAGAAACAGGCAGATACACAATAGTCTCAAACATGCGTAATGGAGAACCTATTGATCGTATATATGGTGGCGGCGCACTTAGATTGCGTTTGATCCAAAAAGATGGTACTGAATATCAAGGCACAATTACCAAAAAAACCATTTTAGTAGATGGTATAAATGGAAAATTTAAATCACACATTTACATTACAGATGACAAAAGAACATTTGACAGAAGTGGACTTCCAGTGTATAATGTAGATATAAATGAAGTAACAGTTGAGGAGAATGAAGATGCTACACAAGATCAGTCAGATGTGTGACAAAATTGATTCTATTAAACGTGACGCAGATAGATTGCGTGAAATGAAGTATGGAGAAAACAAACATTCAACAAGCGAAATTGATAACTTAATTGCACAAATACAATCAGACTGTTATCTAATTTCACAGGACAGAAACCCTTATGCCAAGAGTACCGAGAAAGACAACATATAAAAATTACAGTCAATACGATCCAAAGATTCACACTAAAACTAAAGGAGGCCATGGGTTCGGCATGAAAAAAGGTGTAAAACAAAAAGACTATGAAAGCAGTGGACTACATTTGATTGAAGTATTCAAATGGGAAGTGCCTAAACATCTAGAAGAAGAATACGAAAAATTTAAACAAGCAAATGCCTGATATTGATTTAGACTTTTTTGATCGTGATAGTGTGTTAGAAAAATTCAAACACATCAAAGCCTCACGTGAAGAAAAAGGTGAAATCAAAAAACATAACACAGGTGTTTACTTTCATAATGCTCCACAAGATCCTTTTACAGAACGTTGCACACTAGATCACAAAGTAGCAGACGAACGTGGTTACTTTAAGATTGATATGTTAAATGTTCACATATATGAAAAGGTAAAGAACGAAGAACACTTAAATACTCTATTACAAAAGGAACCGTT